CAATTCTGACCGCATCTCTTCAAATGCAAATCCTTCTGTTTTATCAACAACCCCTTGTAATTTTCCCATCCCTCTAGGGCTAATGTACTTACCAAACCGAGTATAGCCAAATTCATTCAAATGTACTAAGCGCCATCTCGAACCTTGCCCCCAACCAACTTCGATCGTTTTAGGCGGTCCTTTTTTAACTCCGGAAACAATTACTGTGTCATGCGTTTCACCTGTATCCATGTAACTGGATACCGCCTCTTGCACATCTTGTTGCAGTTTTTGCCCATAGTTCTTAAGCAACTTATTTACGATTCGGTTGGTTCTTGCCGGACCAAGCTTGGCTTCGAGATTCTTTAGAATCTCATCCACGCCTTTAACTGAAACGCTCATGAAGTCACCCCCAAGATGATTTTAAGAAAATCGTTATTCTCAACATCTGGCGCAAAATCTACAATATCCCACACATCATCTTTGTATCGGAAATCATCCAAGACTACTTTATGCGCATTGTTTGGCAAATAATCTGTGAATGGATCTCGAATCTTAATTGTGACAGCTTTTTTTGTTCCTTTGCCGCTAAGAATATCTCTATCCTTAGAAGAAGGATTGTAGACTAAGCAGGTACAGTAGTACAATTTCTCGTTGTCTTGTTCACTCGGTTCAGGTCCATCGTTTGGTTTTACTTCAAAAAAAGTAACCGGCGTATTTAGATCACCGGCTACAATTTCAGGTCTTTCATATTTTGTTTTAATCGGCAACTTGATCACCTACCAAGTCAATTGAAGCATCCATGATCATCACTTGGAAATTGTCATAAAAGTATTCGAGTGCCTCGTTTCTTAAATAACGAGTACGCTCATAGACCAACTCTTTGCCCTTTTCATACTTTGTAGGATCAAACTCTCCAATGATCGATTTAATATCGGCAAACCCACTTTCCAGTTGCTTGCCAATACTTTCATCTTCGGATAAATGAAAAATACGAAAACGATCTTTGAATTCATCAATAAACACCGGATCGTTCATTCGTCATCCCTCCAATAGATCAATCAAATCTTGCTTCTTAGCGTTGCTTGCATAATCGATTGCACGCTCGTCTAACAACGCTTTTAGTTCTGGA